TGCATATTTTAGAGAAGATTTAAAAGCTATGGATTGCAACCCAGATATCTATGCTCAACAATCCGAGAACAAAGATAACCCACACAAAACAAAACATGTTGAAGAATGTATGAAAGCATTGGGACATTCAAATCAATATAGTCATAATGATGATGTTGGTATTGGAATGACTAAAACTTTTAATGCACCATACTATCTTGATGTCATTGGAACTTCTTATTGTAGGTCAAGAGCAATAGCTTGTACCAAAGATGAATACCAAGAGTTTGAAAAATGGCGAATTGCAAAAGGCAATTTAGTTTCCAAACATCAAACATGGATTGATACAATTCAAAAACAATGCGACCAATTAAAAATAGGATTGAAAGCATACAGGTATCTAAGTGAGGGTATTGAACTTGCAACTGAACTTGGTATTGAACTTGATGAGGCAGAACTAATCAGAACTAACTCAACAGGTTTAACTATCTACAATCCAAGTAATCTAGCAAGTATGATTAAAGGCATGAAAAATAAAAACCAAACAAGAGAGGCGAAGATATTGGCTAGAAAACAATACGAAGAAAGTCTTAACTAAGACTTGACAAACCTATCCTACTTGGTGTAGGATAGGTACAGAAAGAGAGGAAAGAAATATGACTAAAACATTTTACATTACATATTATGCAAGTAAGCATAAAAAACACATAACAAGACAAGGCAAACATGATGATAAGTCAAGATATGGCACTACTAAAAAAGGTGTGCCTTATTATGTTTATTATGATTTAGATAGTCATGGTTATAGAACAGCAACTACATCATGGAAAGTGAGGCACTAATGAATGGCGAGTTAATAGGAAGATTACTAATGGTACTAACAGGATTTGTATTAGCATTATTAGGAGTAATAGTTTTTATACATGGACAACATTACGAGGTGGGAATATTAATTTCTTTTGCCGGTATTTGTTCAATCTTTGGGGGGCTACCAACATATGAGTAAACTTTGCCAAGGACCTGATTGTCATACTTATGATACAACAGACAGGAAACGAGGACCAAAAGGAAACAAAAGAAATCAAACTAGAACTATTGGAACTTATAGTTATGGCAATGGTAACTTTTGTACATTACAATGTCAGAGTGATTGGTGGGCTTTACATGGTCCACAAGCAGTAGACCATTTTGGTAGATTGTTTCAACCTAAAGTATTAACAGCCGAGAATGGTTGGCGCCAAGTATATAACCAAGAACATTGGCACAATAACAATGCACCAAGGTACATTGAACGCAATATGATAACAAGAGAAGAAAGACCTATTGACAATGCTTGATCTATCCTATATGTTAAATGATATGACTATTAGAAATATGAAAGCAACAAACCCCTACTCAGGCGAATCAGCAATGTTAAATGAAGAAGAGTTTGCTCTTTACCATTTAATTAAACACGCAGAAGAAACTGAGCAGTATGATGCAATGCAGAAAGGTCTATCTAAGTTTAGTAGAATGAATGCAGCAGCATATATGACATTGTTAGATTAACTAACTCTCTTTGTGTAGGCGCTAACGCGCCTACACACACAACACACGGACCAATAGAGGTACCACACTCAATCCCTATAAACATTGTAACAACATACCCTATATACCTTTTATACAAAAGGGGTCCCACTACTCTAGGTTGTATTGCTTGATTTAGAGACTTAATGCTGTTAAATTCATTATGAACATCTATATTGATGCAAAAAAAATTATAAAAAATTTTTATGGAAATAAATAACGTAGATATAAGTAAGCTACCCGCAGACGTAAGAAAACAATTCAAACAGCTACAAGTCATGTATGCTGAAAAAAAAATTAGAAATTTAGCCAAGGATGACTTTTTGTCTTTTGTCAAATGTGTGTGGCCCGAGTTTGTTGAAGGCGCTCACCACAGACATATTGCAAAAAAATTTAATGAACTTGCAGAAGGCAAGATAAACAGATTAATTGTTAACATGCCACCAAGACATACAAAGTCTGAGTTTGCATCTTTCTTGCTTCCTGCGTGGATGGTGGGCCGTAATCCAAAATTAAAAATAATTCAAGCAACGCACACAGGTGAGTTAGCAGTTAGATTTGGTCGTAAAGCCAAGACACTAATTGATAGTGATGAGTATAGAAAAGTTTTTGACACTACACTAAGAGAAGATTCGCAAGCTGCCGGTAGGTGGGAAACAGCACAAGGTGGTGAATATTTTGCAGCTGGTGTCGGCGGTGCAATTACCGGACGGGGTGCTGACTTATTAATAATTGATGACCCTCACTCTGAGCAAGATGCGATGTCCAATACTGCTATGGAGTCTGCTTATGAGTGGTACACATCAGGACCTAGACAAAGACTTCAACCAGGCGGCAAGATTGTTTGTGTAATGACTAGATGGTCTACAAAAGATTTAACAGGTATGTTGGTATCAAAACAAAAAGAACCTAAAGCAGATCAGTGGCACGTGGTCGAATTTCCAGCAATCTTGGACCACGGACCTGACAAGCAAATTCCTGTATGGCCTGAGTATTGGAATATAGACGAGCTTGAGAAGGTAAAAGCAACACTGCCCGTTGGTAAATGGAATGCACAATGGATGCAACAACCAACTAGTGAAGAAGGTGCAATCATTAAACGTGAGTGGTGGCGTAAGTGGAAACACGATTGGATACCAGATTTACACCACGTCATACAATCTTATGACACAGCATTTATGAAAAAGGAGACAGCGGACTATAGTGCAATAACAACGTGGGGTGTGTTCTATCCAGATGACGATTCACCAGCCAATTTAATATTATTAGATTGTGTAAAAGAACGATATGAGTTTCCAGAACTACGTCGTAAAGCATTAGAGCAGTATAAATATTGGAGTCCTGAAACTGTAATAGTTGAAGCTAAAGCGTCTGGACTGCCTTTGACATATGAACTTAGACAAATGGATATTCCAGTTTCTACCTTTACACCGAGCAAAGGAAATGATAAGCATGTAAGAGTTAACACGTGTGCACCTCTTTTCGAGTCTGGTATGATCTGGGCACCAGAACAGAATTTCGCTGAAGAGGTAATTGAGGAATGCGCAGCATTCCCGCACGGTGATCATGACGACTTAGTCGATTCTATGACTATGGCTGTGATGCGATTCAGGCAGGGAGGATTTATCTCCCACCCCGAAGATTATGTCGAAGAAAAATCAGTGCCTAGAAAAAGGAATTATTATTAATGAATCCAATTGTAAAATGGGTAATGCAAACAATGATGAAGGGTCAAACTGGAGTTATGAGAACTTTACCTGATAGAAAATTATTAGATCTAAATGTTAATATGACAGTCGAAAGATTGATTCGTAATGGTATTGATCCAAGTACAATTAAAACACCTGGCCAATTAGATAATATAATTAAACAAATAGAACAACCTAGAGTCATTCCAGCAGATTCTAAAGAAGGTAAAAAAATTACAGACAAATTACTTGGTAAAAAAGGTGAGGTTGTAGATATGACTGGTAAAAAAATTAAACCAGGATCTAAAATTATGGGTCGTAAAGAAGTCACAGAAACAAACAATATAAATAAAATTATTGCAGATATAAAAGGTATGGAACCAACTGTTGCTATGAAAGAAGCAAATTCTGTTATTGGTAGAAAAGGTCAATATAAAAATTTAACACCAGAACAATCTAAAAAAATATTACAAGATACGGAAGATCATATTTTTCAAAGAGACCCTGACAATTTATACAACTATGATCCAGAAGACATGGCAGACGGCGGTGTTGCAGGATTACTGGGTGAGAGACCTGGGTATAACAAAGGACTTAAAGTGTATCCTAAAATTACAGCCAGTAAAAGTAATCAAGGTTTAGGTGATGGTAAAAATGTAGACTTACAAGATTTAACATATGGTGGAACGTTAATGTATGATCAAGGACCTTTTTCTGTTGGCATAGAATATTTAAAAGGTAAAGATAAATTTGATTTTAAAGATATAGACGATACTTTAGCAAAAGACACAACTGATAGAGAACTAGCTAATTTAATATTAATGATGAAATTAAAAAATGGATTAATAAAATTTAAAGGAAATCAAGATAATCAAATGATTAACTTTAGTAAATCTTTTGCACAAGGTGGACCAGCAAGACCTGGATATGCAAGCGGAAACGGTGTTGCAGATGGAGATGCAGAAAAAGCTGCATTAGGTAAAAGAGTTAGACAATTAATGGATGAAGAAGGTTATGACTTTGGTGAAGCTGTTAGAAAAGCTATGGAAGAAGGTTATGCAGATGGTGGACGTATAGGTTTTCAAGTAGGTGGATCACCTAAAACTGATGCAAGAATGCAAAACACTCGTGAACAAAATATTAAAAACATAGGTGATGCAAGATTGCAAAATACTCGTGCTCAAAATATTAAGTTAAATCAAATTCAAAGAAATATAAATGAAAGAATGCGTAAAGGAAGTAAAACTCAAGGATTAGAAATAGGTCAACTTACAGAGGGTATGTATGGTAAACCAAAAACTGAATATAATTTATATAATCCTAACTTAGCAATGAATGAAGCACAAAAATATGGTGCAGCTACAAACATGGGTTTAAGACCAGAACAAATTAAAGCTGTAGCTTATTATAATACTTTAAAAAATAATTTTGGAGATCAAGGAATAGGAATGGCTGGTCCAAGTATGGGTCCTGCAAATATTGGAGGCCTAGCTCCTGGAACAAATCCTTTTGGATCTGAAAAATTTTTTAAAACCCCCGCTGAACAATTTGCTTTATACCAAGAAGGTTTAAGACAACAAGCATTACAGGGATCTCCTGAAATTTATTTTGATGCAGATAAAACCTATGATGCTGGAAACTATGTTTCTCCAAAAGGTATTTATACTTTTCGTGATGATGAATTTTTAAGAAATTTATATAATAATAATACTATGAATGTAGATGGTAAAGAATATGCATCAGAACAAGATGCAATTGATGATATGGGAATTGAAAGATATAATCAATTTATGGCACAAGGTGGACGTGCAAGACAAAACTTTAAAATGGGCAAACGTGCATTCTTA